GCTCAGCGAGCAGCTAATGAATCGAATGGAGTGATCGGATGAGCATCAATAGACTAGCGCATGGTGCAATAGCAAACACATAAATACTGAGAACTAACACGGAAGATACATATGGCACAGCCAACGACAAGATCAGAATTTAAAGAGTGGTGCCTTAGAAAGCTAGGTAAGCCAGTCATCGAGATAAACGTCGATCAGGATCAAGTAGACGATCGTGTTGATGAGGCGTTGTCATATTACTGGGACTATCACTTCGATGGTACGGAACGAACCTTCTTAAAGCACATGATCACCGAAGACGATAAGGTCAACGGATACATCACTGTGCCTGAAAACATCATCGGTGTTATCAAGCTGTTTCCGATCGGGTCTAGTATCACAGCTGGAAGCGGTATGTTCAATGTCCAGTACCAGTTTGTGTTGCAAAACATGCATGATATGGTCAATTATAACTTAACCAACTTCTACATGTCAATGGCAAATCTTCAGCTTATGGAAGAGTTGTTAGTTGGTGCGCAACCCATTCGATACAATCGACACATCAATAAGCTACACATCGACACTGACTGGGCAGCACTGGCGGTCGGTAGTTACGTTGTAGCAGAGGCGTACTCTGTTGTTGACCCGAACACATATGCTGATGTATGGAAAGACCGATGGTTACAGAACTATTCGGCAGCTAAGATCAAGTATCAGTGGGGCACCAACCTAACAAAGTTCAATGGAATGACGTTGCCGGGTAACATACAGTTCAATGGAGAGCAGATATTGAATGATGCCTTAACCGAGATCACGAAGTTAGAAGAAGAGATGATAGTTTCATATTCTTTACCCGTTACCGATCTTATAGGGTGAAACACTCGTTTTGTATAAACAGTCGCTCGAAAAGCGCTAAATACATAGAATACTATAGGATAGGGATCCCTCGTGGCTAAAAATTACTATTTCGAAAACTATGAGAACTCGATGGAGCAGTCGCTTATCGAGGACCTCGTCGTAGAATCCATTCGCATTTACGGAATGGACGTATGGTACTTGCCCAGAACCCTTGCAGCAAAAGACGATCTGTTGAACGAGGACGATATGTCTAGGTTCGATGATGCATATATGGTTGAGATGTACGTTAAGAGCGTCGATGGGTTTGAAGGAGAAGGTGACTTCCTATCTAAGTTCGGTCTACAGATTCGTGATTCTGTCACGATGACTATTGCACAAAGAACGTATGAACTTGAGGTTGGCGTCAACACTGAGATAAATCGTCCACGTGAAGGCGATCTCATATATCTGCCCCTTAATAGAAAGTTCTTTGAGCTGCAACACGTAGAACACGAGTCTATATTCTATCAGATCGGCGCATTACAGACATACGATCTTCGTGCAGAGCTATTCGAATACAGTGGCGAAGTCTTTGCGACTGGTAACAACTTTCTGGATGACATATTCAACGATATTAGCCCATTTGAGTCTACCGTATCATCGACATACCTAATTGAGGTTCGTGGAGGCGTATACCATGTCAAAGACTCTGAAGATATGGGTGATCTATTAGAGCAGCCAACATTCGACTTGTATGCGAACCAGTCATATATATTTGATGTTAGTCATCCTTCAATGTCCGCATATCCACTAAAATTCTATACAACCAACTCTCAGAATACTGGCGTAGATATCACTACGACCGGCGATGCAACTGTTGTGATATCTGGCGTATCTGGTACAGCTGGAGCTACTGTGACATTTACTCCCATTACGCCGAATGTCCCATTGTATTACATCAACGAGACTACTTTGGGCATGGGCAATAAGATAAGCATAGTAGACTCTAAGCTAACTGTAGAGACTTACGACGATCTTGCTGATAATAGCGTCATAGAAACGATTGGTGATAACATCATCGACTTCAGTCAGACGAACCCATTCGGCGAGGACAACTTCTAATGTACGGTAACCACTTTTATAACGAATCGACTCGTAGATACGTAGCCGTATTCGGAACAATGTTCAATGATATACAGATCGGTAGAAGCAATAACGCTGGCGCAGAGACTCAGCGGATGACCGTGCCAATCAACTATGCTCCTATGCAGAAGTTACTGGCTCGTTTGGAGCAGGACCCTGATCTAGACTCAACAGCGATAACGTTACCTAGAATGTCGTTCGAGATCACAGGCATGGCATACAATGGCGATCGAAAGCTTACAAGTCTCACTAAACAGACTCGTGCAAGCGCCACTGGATCTAAGTCGACGCTGTACACGCCATCTCCTTACGATATAGAGTTTCAGCTTAACATCATGACGAAGTATAACGAAGATGGGACTAAGATCTTAGAACAGATTTTACCGTACTTCAAGCCAGACGTGACCGTCAGCGTTAAGATGATCGACTCAATGGATTTGTATGTTGACCTTCCCATCGTATTGAACAGTGTATCAACTGAAGATAGCTATGAGGGAGACTTCACGACTCGACGAGCTTTGATCTGGACACTCAACTTCACAATGAAAGCGTACTACTTTGGTCCCACCATACAGAAGAAGGTCATCAAATTCATTGATGTAAACTTCAAGCCAGATATGGACACAACTACGCCAACATCAAGTAGCGTGACTATTCAACCAGGACTAACCACAGAAGGTGTTGGAACACAAGTGTTAGCAGAATCTATAGCATACTCCGACATAAGTGTCGATGATGACTGGAAATATATAGTTCAAGTATTGGATACATAATTATGAATGATGCAATCAGCGGCAGTCTAGGACTGCAACCCATGGATGAGGTTGTAGAGGCTAAGGTAGTAACAAAGCGCACTCCTGTAACATCAGAGGTTTCGACTAAGGTCACCACTAAGATGAGTGCGGATATGAAGTTGGACAACGACTACGAGTATGCCAGAGCGAACTTCTATAACATCATAGAGTCTGGCAGCGAGGCTTTAGAGCAGATGTTGGATGTTGCTAAAGCATCCGAGCATCCTCGTGCATACGAAGTAGTATCGACTATAATGAAAACACTAATCGATTCTAACAAAGAACTGGTCGCCATGTCAAGTAAAAAGGCGAAAGATTCTGAAGAAGTGCCTACCGATTCCGGTAAGCCTGTCACAAACAACAATCTATTCGTTGGGTCCACTTCTGAACTCCAACAGATGCTAAAGGATCTACGTAATAATGAATCAAGTGAGTGATAAAGGATATAACGGTAACGTAAACCTAAAGAGAAAAGGGACACCAATACAGTTCAGTCCCGAGATGGTGCAAGAGTTTCTCAAGTGTGCAACAGACCCAATCTACTTCGCAGAGAAGTATATACAGATAGTACACGTAGATCACGGTCTCATTCCAATCAAGATGTACGACTACCAAAGAGAGATTGCTGAAGCAATCACCAACAATCGAAGGGTAACTGTTAACACCTCCCGGCAGGCAGGAAAATGCGTTTCTATAAATACCCCTATACGCCTAAGAAATAAAACGACTGGCGAAATGGTTTCGATGACAATAGGGGAATTATATGAACAAGTCATTAGTGCGAATGCAGCTAAAGAAACGTAAGTGTGAGACTTTGACTGACATTAGAACAGTTATTATGTTAGCTAGTGATTCTAAATATAAGAGCTTTCCTAATCACCAAAGAGTTAAGATTGCTGTATTTAACAGTAACTATAGTTGGCAAGAGAGGCGGGCATGGCTCAATAGAGTTATAGCATGGAAGGGCACTCGTGGCGAAAATTTAGAGTGGCAATCCGTCTTACATAACTCAGAAGCTATAGCTACCAATATGGTTAGGCTGAAATCCGAAACTATGCTTGGCGACAAAAATCCAGCTAAAGGTCACGGTGGCAGACTATCTCCCTTTTCGGATAAATTTATAGGCAAAACATCAAAAGCGACCGCTATCGCCAATCTCAAATCTACCATGAAGTCTAATCCCGGTAATGTCAACACTAGAATCGAGTATTACCTAGAACGTGGATTTGATCTTGATGCTGCCGTAAAGCTGTTAAAGGAACGTCAAGCAGTTGGGAGACTTGATCGATACGTCGATCGATATGGTGTAGATGACGGTAACCGTCTATGGGCAGAGCGACAGGATAAGTGGCAGAAAACTCTATTGTCGAAATCGCCAAAGGAACTCGCTAGAATAAACTCCGAAAAGTGCTCTAAGGGATACTGTGTGTCTAAGGCAGAAACCCGCATATTTAGTCACTTGAGTGATTATTTTATTGGAATACGGAAATCTGTATCATTACCATACAACGATGGTGCGAATTACTACGTGTATGATATAGTGCTGGACAATAAGATTATCGAATACAATGGGGACTTTTGGCACGCAAACCCTATGGTATATGACGAAGATTTCGTGAATCCGGTGTCTAAGATGTCGTACAGTGATATCTGGAAAAAGGAGCTACACAAAGAGAGTGTTGCATTGGAAAGTGGGTATGATTTTCTTAGGGTGTGGGAATATGATTTTAAAAATGATGAAGATGAGGTTATAGCGGAATGCATGAACTTTCTGAGACAGTAGATCGTAAATTTATAGATTCGTTAGCTATAGACGATTGGGAAATAGAAACGGACACTGGATTCGAGTCAATAAGTCATATCCACAAAACCATCGAATATCGAGAATGGATTCTAGTATTAGATAACGGACTAAATCTTACTGCGGCGGACGATCATATAGTGTTTAGAGATGACATGTCCGAAGTCTTCGTGAAAGACTTAATTGTCGGCGATTTGGTCATGACTAAAATGGGTCCAATCGCAGTAAGATCTGTCGATCAGACCGACGTATACTCCAATATGTTTGACGTGACCGTAGAACACCCAAATCATCGACTATACACGAATGATATTCTATCTCATAACACAACTACGGCTGTGGCCGTAATTCTACACTACATCATATTCAACGACTATAAGACTGTCGCACTTCTCGCCAACAAAGGCGATGCTGCTCGTGAAATTCTAGATCGCATCAAGATCGCATATGAAGCACTTCCAAAGTGGCTACAGCAAGGTGTCGTTGAATGGAACAAAGGTTCCGTAGAATTTGAGAATGGGTGTAAGATCATCGCTGGTTCTACGTCAAGCTCTGCTATCCGTGGCAAGTCTATATCATTCCTATACATAGACGAGACTGCGTTTGTCGAGAACTGGGACGAGTTCTTTGCATCGGTATTTCCTACTATATCCTCTGGTAACACCACGAAGATTCTGTTTACCTCTACGCCAAACGGGCTCAATCACTTCTATAAGACATGCGAAGGTGCCAAAGAGGGACGTAACGGTTACATATACATAGAAGTTCCTTGGTACAAAGTCCCTGGTAGAGATGATGCTTGGAAGCAAGAGACTCTACAGGCTATGGATTTTGATACACAAAAGTTCTCCCAAGAATTTGAGTGTGTTACGGGGGACACTACAGTAAGGGTGAAGTGCATAGAGACGGGTAAAATTAAAACCGTTCTAATGGAAGATCTATACACCGAACTGTTACCCTAGAAAACCGCATTTGTATAAATAAGTGTAACTTACTAGGATATGCCAATTATGAGAAAGTCGTATGTATATAAGATAACACGAGTCGACGATCTGTGTTACATCGGAGTAACCGTTAACCCAGCTAAACGACTATACGAGCACAAACGCAGTGCAAGGTTCTCAGTTGGAATAAAGAAGTTTGAAATATTACACGAATGCGATTCGTATGATATTGCCGAAGATCTAGAAGAGCAGTGTATATCCGTATATGACACATTCGAGAATGGACTCAATCTAACACGTGACGGTAAAGCGGGCGATGGAACATTCAATACCCTTGGACATAAGTATAGTCAAAGTTCTCGGGATA